CATCAGTCTTTATTCATAAAAAGAGTCCAATCACCACCTTCTGTTCCCGGATGTATATCACATCTATTTTGCAATAAGGAATAAAACGGAGATTCAGGCTCACAAGGCATTATATATTTAGGAGTTCCTTGTTGTCTCATTAAAGTATCCATTCCTTGAAACACTAGCTTAGAATCTCTTACTTTCATTCTTTCTGTATGCATCCACCAGTATGAAGTTGGACTCCATGTAGAGAATGCTCCTACTATTTCGCCATGTCTCATTACAACATGAGTAGGCATTAAAGGATGTCTATTACCATCTTTATAGGCTTCTTCATATACTTTTTGCCTAAGTTCTTCTGAGTCTATTGGATAGATTTGAATATCAGTTATCATTTGTCTCAAAGTCTACTTCATACGCCAAAATATTCAAAGGCATAGGATCTTCTTGTTGTATTAAAAACTGTCCATCTGTAAAGCCTTGGCTTTTAGGTATAAGTTCTTTTGTTTCTGAAGCCAAGTGTGGTGCTTCGCCATATTGATTAGCAATTGTTCTAGTAACAAGTTCTACAAGATCCGAATCTGTAAAACTGTCAGTATAAGTGGCATATTTAAAATTTGGTGTTCTATGTATTTTTACCCAAGTCCTATGAACTCTTTTCTTGTTACCAATTCTAATTCTCCCTTGTGGTCCAATTGAAATAGGTAAAGAAATTACTTTAGATGTGTATTTAGCTCCTGCTAATACTCTTGTTGTAAACTTGCTTCCTGTTGAAATAATTTTATTTGAAGTTACTGTTTGATCACTTAATACAGAACCATCAGACAAAATTCCAAGACTTACACCTTGAAAATGATCTAAACCATTTATTGATTTTCTGTGGAATGTTCTAGTTCCAGTACCATTATCTTCTAAATCCACTTCTGTTCCAGTTGCACTTACTGTAGCAACAGTAAACTCGTTAGCACTTGGTACAGTTTTCACATAATAATCTGTACCTGCCGTTAAAGGTACAGGCAAATCATCACCAGTAAAAGAAACAACATCTCCTATAACTAATCCATGAGCTGTTGCATCAAGTCTGTTATCTGTAGAATGATCAGTAGTAAAAGTTGAAGATCCTGAAGTGGACTGAATATATCCATCTAAATAATTAGAATCAGATATAGGTTCATTAGTCATCCAATCTTCCATCATTTCTACTGTTTCAATAATTCTGTGAGAATTATCACCATCTGCAACAGGAATAGTCCTTCTCACTAACAACCATAATTGATCTCTAGTGCTTGAAGGAATAGTACACATGTCAAGAACTACGGCATGACTTTTATCTGTAGCAAGATTGCCTGTAGGATCACCTGTGCGTGTATTACTGTAACTGTAATCACCTCCAATCTTATGCTGATGCCAAGCTATGGTTTCTTGCTGTGGTATATAAGTTAAACCTACAATAGTCCCATCTTTGAGCCTAAACCAACTTACAAAGTTAGGTATGTCTGTTTCTACAACTTGAACTGCCTGCTCTTGAAGTATATCTGTAGCTCTAAACGTCATATCCGCAGAAGTTGCTGAAGAAGATATATCTCCGTAAGTAATCAGCCTTATTTTTTTACCTGTTCCTTGGATAAATAGAATGTTGCTGTCGTAAGGTATAGCGTTTGATCCTGTTTGTGCTGGCTGAGTGCTTTCTCTTTTGATTGTAAAATTGAAAGGAGTGATCGTTAAATCTTGTTCTGAACCATAAACCGCATATATTCCACCTGTAGAACCAGCAATTAGCTTTTGTTGTGCTACCAGCCATTGAATTTCATCTATAGTTCCTGAATCAAATGTAAATGTCATTCCATTGGTAGGAAGAATTTGATCACCAATAACAGATGCTCCTGAAGCAGTTGTTTGTCCTGTGGCAGATCCTATTGGTTCTGATGGGGCAAAATTTTCAAAATCAGCAGTTTGAGAAAACCATACTGTTTGTGGACTTCTGCTGTTTCTGGCAAAAATCATACGTTGTTGAAATATAGCTATATGGTGAGGATATTGATCTGTATACCATTCACCAAATTTCCAAGAAGTCAATCCTGTCAAATCTCCTGTAACTGGACAATCTTCTTCTAACGTAAATGTTGCTGTATTTTGATCTCCTGATATTCCTGAAAGCTTTCCCCAAACCCACCAGATTTGACCTTTCTTTAAAAGGCTTATCCTAAAATGTCTTCCATTAGATGCTGTTGTAAAAATATTTACAGCACTACCAGCTTTATTTTTAGCAGTTAAAGTTAAAGTGCTTCCTTTAGCATAATAATGTGCAAAAACTTTATGTTCTGCATCACCTTCTGCTGTAATTTTATCTGTTCCACCATCATCAGCATGAGAAAATTCTGAAATATCTGCTGTAGCTGAAGTCGCTATTTGGAATGTATTTGCTGTTGGATTTCTTACTGTCCAAGTTCCATCTCTTGGAATATGAGAAGTACCAGAACCATTACCGCCAGACAAAGTAATAAGCATCCCTTCTTGAAGACCATGATTTTTTACTTGGAAATAAGATAAAGATGCAAAGTTTCCAGCATAACCTTCGTAAGCACCATTCTTGGCAAATTGTTGAGTAGCACCACCAAAGTTTTCATTTATAAAAGCTTTACCTGTAGTTGCCGTGTGTGCAGTTATTGCAGTTCCTCCTGATACATCAATAACAGTATCAGTAGAACCAGTAACAGAATCTTCTTGCTGTCCTAAATATGGTCCATTTTTGTAAGGAAATGCTTCTAAAGCCCATTGAAAACCATCACTTGTTCTCCAAGTTCCAGCAGTTGTCCCAACACTTCTTGAAAGTTTATATGGAGCTACTTTAGGAGTTACCAGAAAAAGAATGTCAGCCGATTGCACAAATTGGAGATCCTGTAATTTCTCATTTGTGTCATACGGAGTGCCTGTAATCTTTAAATGGGTTTCCGCATTATTGGAAGTATTTGTACCATTTAATACAGCACCAGATTTATAGAATTTAATATAGCCTTGACCAAACTCTAGGACGTAATTGTTTGCACTTTCATGTCCAAAGACAAAAGGAATTAATCTAACAGCTTTACCCTCATTACCTAGTGAGGTATTGCCATCAGTTCGTGCTACAAATTTTGTTCCGGGTCTACGTGTAAGGCTACCTGTTGGTCGAACTACTAAATTTTCAATAGTAGCTGAAGATGTAGCATAAAGTTCATCAGATGCATTGCCATGTCTTTGCTCTGCGATCTGACCACCAAACCAGTTGGTTTGAGTAAAAGTTTGTCGGCCCATTAAGTAACACCATTAGCCGTATTTGCTGAAAATGGCTTGAACCATCCTGAAGAAGATTTCGTTCTAGATTCTATCCATTCATTTGATTCAATTTTGTCAGCAGTTCCTTCCTGACCATTGATACTTCTGGCTTCAGAAAGAAGTGTTTGATATTTACCTAACATTAAATCTCTAAGTTGAGATTGCCCTGTTAAGTCCATAGCAATTTCACCTGCCAATGCCATTCCACAAGCTTGGACTAATAAAGGATCAAACAACTCTAAGGTATTAGCATCATTATCATGATTACCACTACCTCTATATTTTTTTATATACCTAATGTTTGCTGATGTTGCACTTGTTAATAACGCTAACTGATCTTGGTTTTCATGATGAATAATTTCAATCTTCCAAGCATAATCATAATCCTCTTCTTCTTTTAAAGATAAAATTCTTAAAGAATCAGTAGGAAGACTGTAAGCATAATCAAATTTATACTTTGGAGTCGTACCAAGCTGAGTCAAAGTGTCACGCTTAGTCATGCAATTCCAAGGATGCGCTCTTAATACAGAATTTACTATATCTGTAAGCCTATCCTTGGTTGCAAATGCTTGCGCTGAATTGTCTGAAAAAGCTGAAATTATTTTATCGCCAAGGTTATTTAAAGCGATATTAGCAATTTGAACAGCAACATTAGACATTATTTTTTAGCAGTTTTTTTAGGTTTAGATTTTTTCCAAGTAGTCCAACCTATTTTTAAAAGATCATGCCATTCTTTAGAATGCTGTTTGACTGACCTTTCTTCTCCTTCTTCTGAATAAAGTGTAATTAAAGCCATATTTCCTTTTTTAAAATAGGAGGCCCCTTAGAGGCCCCCTAAGTTAAAGATCAATC